CGGGGTGCGTGAGCCGACACGTTCTGGCCTGTCGGCGCGCCGTTCTGTGCAGTTCTCAAGGAGCAGGCCGTGCACCCACCGGGGTGGGGGTCTGTGGCCGGCCGGGCGACCGACGGGGGATGCAGCCGCCCGGCCGGGGATCAGGAAGCGCGCGCTCGCGCGGCGGCGGATCTCGGGGAACGTGCCCAGGTGTCGGTGCCCTGCTTGCGGGTCTCGAGCCAGGCCTCGATGTCGGCCGGGTCGTAGAGGCGGCGACGGCCGAGCTTCACGCTGGGCGCGCGGCCGGCGCGGGCCTCGGCGGCGAGCCATCCGGCGGTGATGCCGGGCAGCTGGGCTACGACCTCGGCGGCCGTGACGAGGTTCTTCATGCCGCGTCCTCGGTTCGGCGCGGCTCCAGCACTGACATGGGCACGTTCAGGGCGGCAGCGAGCTTCTTGATCACAGCTGCCGTGGGCTGGCGCTTGCCGTTCTCAAGGTCCGAGAGGTGGCCAACAGCGACACCGGCACGGCGGGCGAGACCTGACAGGGACTCGCCGTCCTTGTCGCGGATGACCCGGAGTTCGATCCAGGTCTTCGACTGTGAGGTCATGCGAACAGAGTAGTGCGAACGAATGCGAACGCGCAAGGGTTCGCGCGAACAAAGTGCGAACAAGCCTCTGACCTGCGATGTTCGACAACTACACGCGTGTAGTTGCGAACGTTTGCGAGCCGATCGCCTCTAGTAGTTCGCAAACGTTCGCGCCATGCTTCGGGGGTGGAAGACGAACTCACGCCCCTCGGTGCCCTCCTCGAGGCGGCCCGCGGCCGGGTTTCCAAGCGCGAGGCCGCGCGGCGGGCAGACATCAGCGAAGGCCACTGGCGAGCCGTGGTCCGGGGGTACCAGCTACAGGGGGGCGTGAGGATCCCAGCGAACCCGCGTCGCGAGACCGTCATCGCCATGGCCCGCGCCGTTGGCGTCGACCCCGCGGAAGCACTGGGGTCTGCCGGCTTCGATCCAGCGGACGCCCCGGTAGTGGCTCCTGTCGGTGCCGGGGTAGACCCTGAGGTCCTCGCAGACCTAGCCACCGCCTCACCCGAGGCGATCGAGGCTGTGAAGGCCGTGCTGCGAGCAGCGAAGGGGTGATACGCGAGTGAAGTACTCGACGGGGGACCGATACGACCCATGGCGGGACCTCGCCCGGCGTGAGCACATCACGCTCGCGGTGACCCGCCTCCCGGTCGGGACAGGCTGGTACTTCTCCGACATCCCCGGCATCGCGCTCGACGATCGACTGGACCGCGTCGGCCGGCGGTGCGCCCTGGCACACGAGCTCGCTCACGTCGACCTCGGCCACACTCATCAGGCGGCCGGGCGAGGCCCGGGGACCAGTCGCATCGCGCGACGACGCGAGGTCGAAGCTGACATCCTCGCCGCCGTGCGGCTCATCACCCTCGCCGACCTTGCCGACGCGCTGCGCTGGGCACTGTGTCCCGAGGAGGTCGCGCAAGAGCTCGACGTCACCGAGGACCTGGCTCGTATCCGAATCGAGCAGTTGACTACGGCCGAGAAGACGTTCATCGAGGCACGACACCTACGGAGGAGCGCATGACCAAGCCGATGCAGCAGTACGAGCTGGCGGCCATCGGGAAGGCGATCGACCAGGCGAAGCACCCGCTCAAGCGGTCGACGAACTACCTCGTGGGCGGGCTCTTGGTCGCCGGGGTCGGAACTGTCGTGGCCGAGGCCGGCCGCCAGCAGCAGATCAGGGACGCTCTACGCGGCGTCGCATACTCCTCCGGCGGCGCCCAGGCGAGCTGGGGAAGCATCCTCACTCTGATCGGGGTGATCGTGGCCCTCATAGGTGTGGCCCGACTTGCCTCCGCTATCGACCGCACGGCAGTCCTGTCCGATGCTGTGCTCGCGCTCACCCTCCGGCTCGAGGAACTCGCGCCCGAGGATGGGCCCGAGGTGGTCTACGACGAGGACACGTCCGCCTAGGCCCCGAGCTCGAGGATCTCGGGCATCGCCTGGCCGAGCGCCATGGTGGCTGCGTGCGCCGCGATCTCCAGGGCGTCGGGTGCGAGGTGACCGTAGACGTCGACGGTCGTCTGGATCGACTCGTGGCCCAGCCGCCGCTGGATGACCGGCAGCGGGACACCGGCGGCGATCAGCCACGACGCGTGCGAGTGCCGGAGATCGTGCACGCGCGGAGCCTTGCCGAGGGCCGCGGCCTCGCGCGCGGGCAACCACACCCGGTCACGGAAGTTCCCCGAGTGGACCATGCCGCCACGCGGTGAGCGGAACACCAGCTGGTCGACGGGGCCGACGAGCGGCTGCAGCTCGGCGACGACCTGAGCGGGCAGGGACACGGTGCGCAGCGAGCGCCTGGTCTTCGGTGTGCCGAGGACCTTGTACGTGACGCCGCGCTTCCATGCGCGCGCGACTCGGACGACGGGGACGTCGGCGTCGAGGTCGAGGTCGCCCCAGCGCAGGGCGGTTGCCTCGCCCCAGCGCAGCCCGGTCCCCGAGCAGGTTCACCAGGGGCTGCCACTTCGGGTCGATCTTGCTGACGAGGATCGAGTACTCGGCCTGGGTGAGGAACACCATCTCGCCGCGCTCGGTGCGGGGGATGCCCAGGCCGCGGCATGGGTTGGAGCCGATGTGGCCGGCGTCGACGGCGGAGGCCATGACGGCGGAGAGCAGGCCGTGCTGGTTCGCGATCGTCTTGCTCGAGGTGGGGGTGCCGCGCTTGGTGACGGCCTTGGCCTGCTCGCCGATCCACCGGGCGACGTCGTCCCGGAGGATCGCCTCGAGGGGGAGCGGGCCGAGGGTGGGGAGCCAGGAGCGGGTGGCGACGCGGCGGTACTCCGCGACGGTGCCGGGGGTGATGGAGGTGGCGTGCTGCAGGTGGTGCTCGAACCATGCCTCGAGGGTGATGACCGGTCGGCCGCCGGCCGCGGCGCCGGAGCGGGCGTCTCGGATCGCGATGGCGGCTGCGCCACCGAGGCGGTCGACGAGGGCACCGAACTCGGCGGCCGCGCGGGCGTCGTCGAAGGTCTCGGAGCGGAGGTTGCCCTCGACGCGGAACATCACGCGGAAGGCTGTGCTGCCGTCTGCTCTACGGCGTCGCTGGATGCTGCTCACTGCTCGAAAGTACGGAACGGCTCTGACGATTGTTGCCGGGTGCTGTTGCCATGCGCTCGGTGCTGCTCGTCAGAGCCGTTCCGGTGCAGGTCAGAGACCTGTCTAACAGGGTGAGTGACGGGACTTGAACCCGTGTGCCCGGGCGTGTCGGACCTGCGAAAACGGGCTCTGACCTGCGCGTTAGACACCTGTATGACACTGCCTGATGACGCTGAACCCCCGAGAATCGGGCTCAGATGTTGCCATGGCAACAGGGGATGTTGCCCGAGGGTGCGGCTCCGCTACCGTGATCTTGGAGCGGCCGGGGGCGCCGCACGGGAGGATCCATCATGAAGCTCATCCTGCTGCCCAGTGTCCTGATGGCGGCGACCCTCGTGGCCTGCGGAACCAGCGCCAGCCCGAGCGGAACTGTGACCGTGACCGTCACGGCTCCCGCCGGCGGCGCGACGACCGAGGCGGCGGAGGACTCAGAGACACCTGAGCCGGAACCCACCGAGGACGGGGGGACCTTCAGCAGCGAGTGCGACTACAACCTGGACTTTGACAACGGGCACACCTTCACCGCGGCAGCGTTCATCGAAGGAGCCACGCCAGGAGCCAACGTCAAGGTCACAGCGACTTGGCGCCAGGTCAGCGGCAAGCACATCGTCGTGGCGAAGAAGGTCACTGTCGGCGCCGATGGCACCGCCGAGGCCTACTTCGAGAAGCCTGCCTCGGATGCGCAGATCGACGCCATCCAGGCGCTCCCGACTCAGAAGCAGTGCAAGGTCGAGGCCGGGCTCGTGTAGCAGCTTCCTGCTAGGCCTTCTGCAGCTTCCTGACGGAGCGGGCCATGCGCTTCTCGTCGCGGATGCGCTGCAGCCGCTTGACGGTCATCGGCGCGTAGGCGAGCGCCTCAGGGCGCTCGAGGAGGCGGTGCAGCTCCTGGAAGTACAGGTGCGCGCTGGTCGCGAACTCGTCGCGGATCGCCATGTCTCGCGCGCCGTCGTGCCGCCAGGTCAGCCCAGCGAAGTCGAGCACCTTGCGTTCGTGCTCGGTGAGCGGCTGGGTGTTCGGCATGCGGGACACGCTGCCACAGGTGTCCGACATTCGTGAAGATCCCCCTCGCGTTTCCTTGACAAGTATCAAGGCGCGGACTAACGTTGCCCTTGTCAACGAGAGGAGGTGAGAGGGAAGATGGACAAGGACATCCGCAAGATCGTCAAGGGGCTCCGCAAGCAGGGCTTCGAGGTCACCGAGACGACGAAGGGCCACCTGATGGTGACCCGGGACGGCGTGCTGATCGCCACGTTCTCCGGAACGCCCAGCGACTACCGCGCCATGCGCAATGCCTTGGCCCCGCTGAAACGGGCCGGGTTCCGGTGGCCCCCGAAGGGTTAGCCGGGTCGGGGTCGGGAAGCGCTCGAATCGCCTCCCGGCCCCGGCCGACCCGTCCATCATCCCCCACCACCCCAGCCAGGAGGAAGCCATGAGCACCGACTACAACCTGACCGTCGAGATCACCAGCCGCTTCACCGCCGACGTCGCAGAGGAGCTGCTCGACGCCCTCGCCGACTACCACCCCGCCGTCGGGCGGTCGCCCCGCGGCCGTGTCGAGGTCATCGTCACCCTGCCCGCGGCCGACCTGCGGCAGGCGATCGCCACCGGCCTCGCCGTCCTCGAGCGCGCCGCGCACCCCGCGAAGGTCACCTGTGTCGAGGCGATGACCACGAAGGAGTTCGACGCACGCACCGACGCCTTGAACCCCGTCGAGATCCCCGAGCTCGTGTCCATCACCGAGGCGGCCGACGCCCTCGGCGTCAGCCGCCAGGCCGTGCACCAGCGCATCGAAGCCGGCACGCTCCCCGCCGCACAGATCGGCAAGACGTGGGTCATCCCGAAGTCCGCGATCGCGCAGGCAGGAGCCAGCGTCAGCTGAGGTTGCATCCGCAACGCCGGTGCGCGGAACCTGGAGGCATGCAGTCGGTGCTCCCCGTCGAGTGGTTCACGATCCCAGAGGCCGCGGCGCGCACCGGGGTCGACCCGGTCTGGCTCGAGCAGGCCGCAGCCGGAGGCTGGGTCACGTCGCTGGTCGTCCGCGGCGAGCGACTCGTCTCGTCGTAGGCGATCGAGGAGCTCGCGGGATCCTGAGGGGTGAATTCACCCGGGATTGGCCCTCAAGGCAGCGGCCGAGCCCTCCGAAGATGATCTTGGAGGGGGGCGCCGGTATCGACGCCTACGGGGGCAACACCTGATGGACGTTCCACGTGACCTAGTCCGGGTGGCCGTGCCACCCATCCTCGCCAGCTGCGTACTGGCGATCATCGTCGGGCTCCCACCCGACGAGCCACCTCCCATGCCTCACACCGCGGTAGGTGCCCAGCCGTGAGCGACACGCGGAACGTCCGCGTCACCCTCGAGTGCCGCACCTGCGGCGCCGAGGTCCACCCCATCTACGTCGGCTTCATCGTCGAGTCGTGGGTGTGCCCAGCGGGCCACGAACAGCACCGCACCCTGGGGCGACGAACAGTGGACTAAGAGGAGCAGGTGGGGGCGCACGGGGATCCCACGAGCTCCAGCCAGATGAACGAAGCGCCCCCACCCGCACGGGTGGGGGCGCTTCGTCGGCGAGAGAGACGGGGCCGACGGGGGGACGGCTCCGACTCCCGCGACCAGAACGCTAGGACACCGGCGTGGCCTGTGTCAGCGCGGGGGACTAGCGCCAAGCACGGCCCGGCCGCGCGCCGTTCGGCTGAACGGGGCCGCCTATGACTGCCTGTCACATTCCGTGTCAAGGCCTCGACCGAGCCCGAACCGCCGACCACCACCCGCCCGCACCGTTGGCGCAAGGGACCCCCGGGGGTATAGAACACCACCTGGCGGAGGCATCCGGGCCCCCGCGACGGCGACCGACGTCGAACGCGCGGAGAACCCCGTGGTCATCACCTGCCCCATCTGCGAGCTCCCCCTCCGACGCGTCCGTCCAGCGCTGGACGACGAGCACGAGCACCAGAGGAACCTGCCCCCCGGCTGGGACTGCCCCCTGCGCCACGCCGAAACCGTCCCACCCGCCGACTACGAGCGGGCCCGCGTCGAGCGGCTCATCGACGAGATCACCGACACCCTCGACAAGCTCCGCGACGGCGTCCCCCTCACCGAGCCGCACCCGCAGCCCCAGGCGCCGACCGTGTGACGAAGGGCCCTCAAGCCACGGGGGGAGTGGCGAGGGCCCTTCGAGTGGTGCGCCGGTCAGCCACGGGGGATGGGCCGACCGACGCCCGACGATGATCCACCCACGCGACCCCGGACGCCAGATGGAGCGGCAAAGTCGAGGCCAAGCCGCGCTCGAGCGGTGGATGCCGGCGGCGGCGCTGCAGGGGCGTGGCGTCTAGTTGGGTGGCCTCGTCTGTTCGGACGAGGCGAGGGGGGCCATTCGGTCAGACTCGCCCCAGGGTCACGTCCGCTCCCGAGAGTTGCACGGATGTCATTCTCGGCCAGGCCAGTACCGTCGACGCGGGGCCAAGCCGCAGCGGGGGAAGGTGGTTCGTTCGGGGTGCCGGAGTTCCCATCCATGCGCGGGAGCGAGTTGCTACGCCTGCTCCGGCGAGCGCCACTGGGCTATCAAGAGGACCCTGGTCGCAACCGAAGAGGTTCTCACAGGACACTCGTAGCAGAGGGAAGACCACCGTTGATCTTCGCGTTTCACGATGGTCAGGAGATCCCTCCCCGACTGGTCCGGAAGATCTTGGTCCGCGACGTCGGACTCACGGAAGCAGACGCACTAGCGCACCTGAGAGGCAGACTGTGAACGACATGGTGATCGTGACCTACCACCGCGACTTTGAGGCGCTGTGGGCCGAGGTCGATGTGCTGCCGACGTTCAGCGCCGCCGCCGACACGTTCGAGGAACTGCGCGAGCTCGTTTTCGCTGCACTGGCCGACCTGCTTCCCGCGGGTTCGGACATCCGAGAGGACGTCAACGAGTTGAACATGCAGACGCCGCAGGTGGTCTACCTCACCTCGGCGCCGTCGATGCGGGAGAGCACCTACGAGCCCGTGATGTCCTACAGCGCCCTTGTGGCCCCCGCTTAAGTGGAAGCCACCATCCTGCTGTGCGACTCGGCGCAGGCGGTCGAGGGGAAGCTGTACATCCTCGGTGGAGGGTGGACGGTGATCGGCCCCGCACCGGCGCCCAGCGCGCTAGCGGTCAAGGTCCTCGTGCCGTGGACGGACTCCAACCGAAGGATCCCCTTCATCGCCCACCTCGAGACCCAGGACGGGGCGTCCGTCGATCTCGTCCCACCGGGGTCGACGGTGCCCGCACCGGTCGTAATCTCCCTCGACTTCGAGGTTGGCCGTCCACCGGGCCTGACGCCCGGCACGCCGCTCGATGCCACGATCGCCATTAACCTGCCACCACTCCCGCTCCCGCCCGGCTCCCGCTTCGTCTGGCGCATCGAGATCGACGGAGTGTCGAAAGAGCACTGGCAGGTCGCGTTCAGCACGCGGCCAGGGGCATAGCGCTCACCCGCAACGACGAAGCGCCCCCGCCCGGCCGTGAGGCTGAGCGGGGGCTGGTGCTTTCGAGGCGAGGATCAGGGTATCGGTCAGGGGCCGTAGCCGGGGCTGACGTAGCCGACGCCGGCGGTGGTGGAGAACGGGGCGGGGGCGCGGCCCTTGGTGACGTTGGGCCAGTCGTTGGCCGCGTCCCAGTTCCCGAGGCCGCCGGAGGTGTAGACGTTCACCGTCTTGACCGAGGCGGGCGGGGAGGTGACCCAGAGGATGTACTTCGCGGCGCTGGTGCCGACGATCTCAACGTTGCGCAGCTCCCAGTCGCTCGCGACCACCGACGCCGAGCTCGTGTCGTGTGCGTTGAGGAACATCCCCTGGTAGCCGGTGGTGCACGAGAAGCCGTCGACCCGCAGCGACACGGGCCCGTTCCACGACTGGAGGCAGTCGGCGTGGTTGGAGGCCTTGTCACCCTTGAGCGGGGTCCCGATGCGGACGTTCTGGACCTGCCACGTGGCGCGGGCCGCGGACAGGTTCAGGCCCTCGGACAGGTCGCCGGTGCTCGAGGTGAAGTTCACGCCCTCGATGTGGACGGTTCCGGTCTGGGACAGGAAGTAGGCGGCGCGCTTGACGTACCCGTCGGAGCGGACGCCGGGGCCGGATCCGCCCGCGAAGTAGCCGCCGCCGACGTCGACCTGGCCGCCGATGACCACGACGTTGCGGCCGCCCTCGACCCACAGGCCGCGGGCGTTCTTCCACGGCCGGTCGGTCGGCAGCTTGATGACGTAGTCGCGGCCGGCGGCGAGGGTGATCTTCCCCTGCTGGTCCTTCGGGGTGATCGTCGTCGGCGCCGTGAGGGCCGGGGGCTTCCACGCGAGCGTTCCGATCGAGCCCCCCGGCGTCGACGGGACGGGCGTCGGCGTGACGCCGGGGGGCGTGGGCGTGACAGATGGGCTCGGGACCGTGACATCCGGCGTGGGGGTGCTCGTGGGGAGGTCCGACGGCGACGGGCTCACGGTCGGCGACGGGGTGGCCTGCGCCGCAGCGAGCGCGTCAAGGCCGTCTGCGAGCTCGTGGGCCTTCGTCTGCAGTTCGGCGAGTGTGGGCGGTGCGGTGCTGGCTGCGCCGATGGGGAGCGCGAGGCCGAGCGCCAGGCCGACGGCTGCTGCGGCGCCGGCGGCGACCGCCGTCGTGGTCCTGGTGCTCACTTGCCCCACCTCGCGAACGTGTTGTTGGCCAGCACGTAGTTCCCGGCCGGGGTGACGAGCCACTTCTTGCCGTCGGTGCCGATGACGACGTCGACGTACTCGACGCCCTTGCCCTGCTTGCGGGACTGCACGATCGGCGACTTGGGGTCGGGCTTGGTGTGGAAGCCGGTCTTCTTGGCGAGGACGGCGGTCCACTTCGAGGCGCGGAACGGTCGCCAAGCGGGCCGGGGGTGGTAGTCCGGGCCGGCCTTGGTGAGGCCGTTGCGGCCGGCGTCGTACTCGGCGATCTGCCAGCGGGCGCCGCCGGACAGGCCGGGCTCGTCGCGGACGATGAAGTGGATGTGCGGGGCGAAGCCGCCGTGGTCCTCGTCCCGAAGCCACGCGACGGCGCCGACCTTGCGGAGCTCGAGGATGAGGCGGTCGATCTCGGCGGGCGTGTAGCGCCACAGGTGCCCGATGTCGCCGGTGCCGCCGCCGTCGTGGGTGCTGCCGGAGTTGGGTCCGTGGTGCCAGGACCCCTGGGAGATCCACCGCTTCGTGGCGGGGACGAGGGCGGCCCGGTACGCGGCGGCGAGCAGGTCCAGGACGCGGGGCGAGAGGTAGGCGTCGTTGTCGACGCGCTTGGCGTAGGACGGGACGACGATGGCCATGCTCACCCACCGGCCTCGTGGCGACCGGTCGCGGGTGCGGGCGACACGGGGCCGTTGACGACGGCGGTGAGGATCGGCAGGGAGCCGACGCGGGTCTGGAGCAGGTTGGCGGCCTTGGACACCAGGCCGGCGACGGCGACCAGGACGGTGAGGAACCCGACGGCGGCGGGTGCGGTCTGCTGCACGGTGGGGAGCAGCCACGGGGCGACGAGGACGATGAACGCGGCGGCGCCGACGATGGTCTGGTAGCCGGTGCGCAGGGCGCGTCGGGTGGAGTCCGACAGGCGGTAGAGGTCGTTGTCGTCGCGCAGCCATGCGAGCTGCGGGAAGCGGTCCTCGAGCGCGGTCATGAGCCGGGCGACGATGCCGGTGACGGCGGCGATGGATGCGATGACTGCGGCGGCGCGGGGCCAGAGGGCGGCGATGTCTCCGGACAGGGCGACAAGGACGCCGACGATCGCGATGGCAGCGATGAGGACCTGCCATGCGGTGCGCGCGGCTCGGCGGGTGGAGTCGGACATGGGGCGGGGTCCTCTCAACGGGAGAAGCCCCCGCCGGGTGGCGAGGGCTTCATGGGTGGGTTCGGGTCAGCGGGGGTCGGCTGGTCGGTGGTTCGCGATGTGCTCGAGCAGGGCGGCCGCGGTGTTGTTGCCGTTCTTCTCCACCTGGTCGAGGGTCGTCTTGAGCTCGTCGACCTTGAGGTGCAGGTCGGGCAGGGACTTCCCGCCGTTGCTGTCGGGCTGGATCGGCTTCGTGGCCTGCTTCAGCTCGCCGACGAGTTCGGACTTGAACTTGGCCCACCGCTGTCGTGATCGCCGCCACGACCACCCTGCGGCGCCGGCGGCGACCAGGATGATCGGCCAGAAGTCCTGCCAGACCCGCACGGCGTCGGGCGTGGTGTAGCCGGTGGCCATGCTCATCAGGGGCTCTCCCCGTTCTGATGGTTGTTGGTGGGGCAGGGGATCGGGAACCAGCCGGGCCCGGCGGCCGCACCGCCGGTGAAGCTGGTGTCGGTGGCTAGCGGATGCGGAAGAAGCCCAGCTCGACGTCGGCGCCGTAGGTGAAGCTGCTGTCGCTGACGCCGAAGAACATGCCGATCTCGTCGAAGGTGACTGCGCCGCCGCCGAACGAGGCGGGGTCGTAGCCCCCATACCAGGGCGTCCACACACGCCCGTTACGGCTGGTGTAGAAGGCCCAGTTGGTCGCGGACACCTTGCGGACCTGGACGTATCGGATCCCGGCCGGGGACGCGCCCTTGACGGCGATGTTGGCGCCGAACGTGTTGAGCGCGGACCACTCCGACAGGTGGATGCCCCACGCGTCGGGCACGTCCGTGCCTGGCCCGAAGATGAGGTACTTGCCGCTGCTCGACTCGCGCAGCACGATCGCCCATCGCAGCCAGGCAACCGCCTCGCCCTGCATGTCCGGCACGCTGAAGAAGGCCCGGAACGCGGAGGCCGAGGGGATCGCGTGGACGAGCATCCGGTGGGTGTCGTTGCCGCCGGTCGTGCCGCCGGTGGAGGCGGCGTAGAGGTAGCCGTAGTCGGCGAACTCCTCGTAGCCGGAGTCCCCAGGGTTCACCCACGACCAGCCGGACGGCAGCGAGGTGGTGGACCCGTCGAACTCGAGGTCGGTGATGAGCGGGGTGGAGCCCCACTCCGCTTCGAACGTGGCGAGGTCGTCGATGCCGGTCGCACCGCCGCCACCGCCGGACGGTGCGGCGGGCGCCCACGACGTGCCGTTGTACGTGAGCACATCCGACGTCGTCGCGCCGGCCGTGGCGACGTCGCTGAGGTCGTCGAGCGCGCCGCCCACGCCGGATGGTGCTGCCGGCGCCCACGACGTGCCGTTGTACGTGAGCACATCGTCGGTGGCCGCGCCGGTCGTGGCGACGTCGCTCAGGTCGTCGAGCGCGGCCACCGGGAGGGGTACGTTCTCCCATCCCGAACCGGTGTAGATGAGCGCGTCGCCGCCCGACGGCGCGGACAGGGCGACGTCGCTGAGGTCGTCGAGGGCCACCGCTCCCGCGGCCGTCAGGTCCGCGTAGGTGGACCACGCGGAGCCGTCGGACTGGTAGATCAGCGAGTGATCGCTGCACGAGTACAGCGTCGCCACCGGGACGGCGTTCGCCGCGGGGCGGGACGCGTGGGTGCCGCCGATGAGGTGGTCGGAGAGGCGGGTCACGGTCACAGGGGTACCTCCGTCATGACGAGCGAGTTGTCGCCGGCCCACACGAGGACGGGGTCGCCGCTGGTGTCGACCGTGGTCAGGGGGACGAGCGCGGTGGTGCCGGCGGCGATGTCCGCCGGGGCCCACGTGGTGCCGTCCCACACGACGGCCTGCCCGGTGGTGGCACCGGACTGGTGGAGCTGCTGAACGCGAGGGTTCGTCATGCCGCTCCCTAGACGTAGCCGGGTGAGGTGTACGTGTCGCCGGACCACCACGACGACGGTGCCCAGTCACCGCCCGAGGGGGTGGCGTTCTGGTGCAGGCCGGAGGACGGCATGTTGCCGTTGCCGTCGGTGACGTCGTAGCCCGAGGCGCCCGTGATGTAGACCTCGTCGAGGGTGAGGTTGGTCCAGGACGGCTGGTCGTCCCAGAGCAGGTAGTGCGCGCCGGTCTTTCCGTCGGGCCCGATGCCGGACTCGAGGTTGACGCGCGACAGCTGCCAGTCGGACTTGTCCGCACCCGACGGCAGCGACCGACCGTCCGCGGGGCGCATGAAGATGCCCTGGTAGCTCTGGTACTTGCCGGTGATGCAGTCGCCGAAGAAGTTCAGCGGACCGCCGTAGAACTGGATCAGGTCGGAGTGGACGCCGGAACGCTGCCCCCAGCCGTAGGCGTCGGAGCGCAGCGCCTGGCAGATGAAGGTGACGTCGTTCTCGTGGCGCAGCGCGAGCTGGATGCCGTCGGAGTAGTACCCCGACCGCAGCCACACGCCCTCGAAGTAGATGACCCGCTTGATGTTCGGGTTGGGGCCGTCCTTGATGTGCAGCCCGCGCCGGTCGGCGTCGTAGCTGCCGGTCGGAACGGACGCGCTGAAGTCGAAGATCACGCCGTAGATGTCGAGGTTGCGGCCGCCGACGAGGCGCACGTAATCCGACGTGATCGGCCCCGACGCGGTGATCGCGTAGTCGACGGTGTTGTCGAGGTTGAACGTGCCGCCCGCGACGACGTCGAGCGACGTGTACCCGGTGGTGTCGGGGCGCTGGTAGCGCAGGACGTGCGTGCCCGGCGTCGAGGGCGGCGTCGGCGGCGTGTACGTGCCACCGGGGACCGCGATGATGCCGCCGGTGGTGGAGGCCGGGCCGAACACGACGTTGTAGACCGAGCCGCCGTCGCCGGCGGAGCCGGTCAGGTCGAACGACGTGTCGACGTCGGCGCCGTCCGACAGTCCCGCGACCAGGCAGATGTCGTAGTACACGGTGCCGCCGACGACGGATAGGGGCGCGGAGATCCCCGACGACGTGTACGTGCCGGGGAGCGACCAGTCCCCTCCACTGCCGGGGGTCATCACAGCGGCGGAGGCGACCATGCGCCCCGCCGTGGCGGGCCCGGCAGCGGTCGCCGTGACCGGGGAACCGCTCGGCGGCGCGTACAGCTGCGTCTCGAGAACATCCAGGGTCACGTCTTCGTGCACGCCGTGGAACACGGCGAGCACGCCGGCTTCCCCGAACCCGATGGGCAGGTCTACGACGGTGCCCGACCCGACGCCGGTCCCGACCCAGATGTCCATGCCGCCGGAGATGCCCGAGTGCAGCTGCGTCCACGTCGCGAACGCACCCGACGGAATGCCCGCGTCGTCACGTCCGAACAGGATCGCTACGTCACCAGCCACCACCGCCTGGGGGAGCGTGTCACCGGTGCGGGCCACATAGGCCCCGGTGAAGACGTCACCGGTGCCCGTCGCGAGGTCGTAGTACGCGTAGTGCAGCGCGATCGTCCAGGTGTCCGAGCCGATGCCCAGGCGCACCGCAGCGAGGTCGGTGAACGTCAACGTCGACCCGGTGATGTCGTACTCCGCGCGGGTCAGGACCAGGCCGTTGACCCGCACGACCTCGGACTTCTCGATCGGCGTCGCGGTCAGGGCGAACGAGTTCGACGTCGCGCCGGTGAGCGCGAAGGTGTCGTACTCCCACTGCGGGGCGGCCGTGCCACCGGATCCGCCAGTGGTGACCGTCGCGTCGCCGCCGCCGGCGAACAGGACCGTGTCGGTGGCCTCGGACGGGAACAGAGAGTCGTCGGTGCCGAAGGCGAGGCCCTGCGCCTTCCAGCGGGTGAGGCGCTCGAGCTTCTCCTCGATGGGGCGCTGGGCTCGGCGCAGCTGGCCGAGGGCGGTGCTGGCCATCAGGCGGCCACCTCGAGGTCGGCGGACGCCTTCACGTTGCCGTTGTCGTCCTCGTACACCGACAGGGACAGGACCCGTCCGGTGGTCTGGCCGCCGGTGGAGGACGGGCAGGTCACCCGGTCGCCGGGGAAGTAGTCGATGAGGGGCCGCGCGTCGGCGGTGATGGTGAGGTCGACCTGCGGGGTTGCGACGGTGACCCGGGACTTGCGTGCCAGGAACCGGGCAGCCTGTGCGGCGGCGACGCTCTCGGAGCGGATGTTGCCGTACTCGAGGAACGTCTCGAAGTAGCCGCGGTCCGCGACGCCGTCGGCGTCCATCGCGAACGTCCACCCGAGCGCGGAGCGCACGAGGGCGGCGGTGGCGTCCGGGCCTTGCCCGTCGGTCTCGAACGCGTCGAGGTTCTTCACCGGGGACAGCAGGATGGCCTGGGATCGGTCGGTGCCGCGGGTCTCGTAGGCGTTCAGGGTGAATGTGTCGGGATCCATCCAGAAGTCGATGGAGTGGTCGACGAGTGCGTTGACGACGTCGAGCGCGGATGTGCCGACGCGGAACGGCAGCGCGCGGGCGGTGGTCCACGGGTCGCCGTTGGAGTCCTCGTCGCCGGTCCAGCCGAGGCGGAGGTTCTGCAGCGGCCCTGAGACGCCCTGGTCGAGCATCCAGCCGCGGTTCTCGCCGAGGATGACCGAGAGGATCTCGGCCGGGTACCACTTGGGCTCGGTGTCGGTGACGAACCAGTTCGTCAGGTCCGAGTGGCGCAGCACCGTGGACGGGGTGCCATTGGGGTTGAGCAGGGTGGACGTGAACAGGAACCCAGCCCTGTCTCCCGGTGATCCTGATGCGCCGTTGGTGACGTAGGCGGCGAGGATGTGGGGTCCGGCGGGGACCTGGACGACGGTCTGCGCGAAGCCGGTGTAGTTCGCGCCCTCGGCCTGCACGTCCGACGTCGACAGGATCAGCGCGCCGTCGAGGTAGAGCTGGAAGTTGTTGTCCGCCGTGGCGAAGAACTTCATCTTGCGGGGCGCCTCGAGCGCGAACGTCGACCGCATGTACGCCTTCGCGTTCGCGGCGACGGTGGCTGCGGGGTTCGTCGGCCAGATCCAGTACGCGTTGGGGTCCGGCCACGCCTTCGGCGACTTGTAGCGGTAGTCGCCCGAGCTGGTCGCGGACTGCTTGAACCCCAGGGGCGCGGACCAGGTGACCAGGTCGTACCAGTGCCCGCCGACGCCGGCGAAGTTGAACGGCCGATCTGCTGGGGAGTGGTTGTAGTCGATGCCGCCCTGCGGCCACACCCGGGCGCCCCGGAGGCGGTCGGTCAGGCCGGGGCCGCTGACCGTGCACCAGCGGGTACCGTCCGCCGCGACGTGGACGCGGGACTTCTTCTGCACGATGAACGCCGAGACGACCTCGCCGTCGAGGGCGCCCTTGACGACCTGGCCGTAGTCGATGTCGCCGACCGACGCGGCCGGCACCGCGACGGACCCTCCCCCGATGCCGTTGAAGTCCTCGCGGAAGCTCGGCGCGCGGCGCTTGCCGATGAGACCGAGGGAGGTGAGCGCATCGGAGTCGAAGAGGCGCACCTCGAGCGTGCTCATGCCCACGCCCCCCAGTAGTCGATGTTGAGGTCGCCGCCGGCGCCGGTGATGGTGATCGAGTTGGATCCAGGCGCGAGCTCGAACCACTGGTCGAAGTCGGTGTTGTGCGTCACGAGGCCTGCGTAGGACACCGAGTCGCGGATCGCTGTCTGCGCCTCGACGTCGATGACGGTGGGAGCGGTCACGGATCCGGGGATGCGCACCCAGTGGCCCGTGGTGTTGTTCGTGACGGTGACGTAGCCGTTGACGCCCTGGGTGGTGATCACGATGCGGTGGGTCTCGATGTCGCCGTCGATGTCCTCGGTGTAGGAGCCCGTGGTCATCGTGTCGAGCGGGGTGTAGGTGGTGTCGTGCCAGTAGGCGTCAAGCGCGAGCAGGTCGAACGCCACCCGCCCGGCGTGGAAGGCGGCCTTCGCGACCGTGTCCAGGCCCGCGAGGTATCGGCCGCGGGCCTCGACGGTGAGGTCACCGCCGGACGGGCGCGGGATGACGCGGGTGAGGGTGGACACCCTGTTGCTGTTGCGGACCAGCGCGGTCAGGGCACGGGTGCGGTCGTGGTAGCGGGCGCGCGCGTCCGTTGGGACCAGGACAGCGCCGTTGTTGCCGTACAGCAGGCCCATCACGGTGATGACCCGCGGACCGTCCCAGCGGGAGCCAGGCTCGGCGCCGTCACGGTGCGGCAGCTCGTAGTCCCCGCCCCGCACGGGAGCGGCGCCGACCAGGCCTCGGATCTCTTGGATCGAGTGCATGATCGTGAGCAGGTTCGTCCCGTTGATCGACAGCGACTCAGCCACGCTCACGCACCCCCGAAGCCGTCGATGTACGTCTGCCGCCGCTGCGCACGGACGATGGACTCGCCGACCGACTCGCCTGGAGCGGGGACGGCGTAGATGTCGCCGTTGTGGACGTAACCACTCCCGCCGCCGCTGCTCCCGCTCACGGCGGCGAGCTTCGCGCCGCCGTAGCCGCCGCTGATGACGGCACCGGCGTTGATCGCGTCGATGACGCCCGCGTTCCGCTGCGCGCCGACCTTGTTGACGACGGCCTCGCCGGGGGTGAGCATCGCGGCCACCGTGTCCGTGCCACGGCTCGCGAACGGTGCCCGCATGGTCAGGCCGGTCGGGACGATCCACCCGCCGGTGTGCGGGTAAGCCGCAGCCGCCGGCACCTGGGACTGGTAGGTCGACCCGCCGATGGAGTACGACGAGTCGAGCGCTGCGTACATGGATGCGAGCGCGTTCAGCTTCGCCATGGCTCGGGACGTGTCGGCGTCGACCTTGGTGGACTCGACCTCGGGGAGGTCGTCGTACTTGTCGATGAGCCGCTGTACCGCGGCGCGCTCCTTGTCGGTGAGGCCGGGGGCGTCGCGCACCTGCTCGAGGTACCGCTTGTAGGCAGCGTTGGCCTCGTCGACGGTCGCGCCTTCCTCGAGCTTCGTCGAGCGGACTTCCTGAGACGCGCGGACGAGGTCGTTCCAGAGGGACATGTTCTCGCGGCCCGCCTCGGTGCTGATGTCCCAGGCGTTGCCGTTCTCCTTGATCGACTCCACCAGGGCGTCGACTGCGGCCTCGGCCGCAATCTTGGCGTCGGACATGCCCAGCATCAGGCCGATGGTCTTCTCCCACGCCTGGTTGGCAGCGTTGAGCTTCTCCTCGAGGCTGGCGGTGGCGTCGTTCAGCACGTCCATCGCACCAGCGGCGGCCTGAGATGCGGCGCTGCCCTGCTGCGTGGCGTCGACGTAGTTGGAGACGCCGGCGACCATCCGGTCGGTGGTGCCGTTCAGGGAGATCCCTGACTCGTTGACGAGCTCGATCGCCCGGGGGACGTCGACACCGAACTTGGTCGCGACTCCGCTGACGACGGCCTTGTACCGCTCGTACTCGCCCTGGAGGTCCTGCAGGGTCTTCAGCTGGCGGTCGTAGGGAGATTCCTCAGCGCCGACACCGCCGAACGCGTTGGCGATGGTGTTGTTGATCGCGAAGGCGCCGCGAGCGAGCTTCTCGCTGAAGCTCGGGTTGTCGAGTGCGTTCTCCAGGCCCTTGATCTGGCCGTAGAGGTCGTCGATTCCGGTGGTGGTGATCTTCTTGCCCAGCTCGGTGCGCAGGTCCCGGTAGGCGGCCTCGAAGCGCTCGGAGTCCTCGCGCGCCCCGTTGATGGCGAGCGCGAACTCGAAGACTGCGGTGACAGCGATCGCGGGACCGATGCCCTTGAGGGCCCCGCTCGCGGCACGCGCGAGCGCCGGGGTCGAGGCCAGGGCAGCGTTGAACGCCGCGATTCGGGGTGCGGCGATGAGGAACGACCCACCCGCGACCGACGCCGCTACACCGGCTGTGAGCAGCGCCGGGGGCAGCTCGCCGATGAAGTTCACGGTGGCTGTCGCGGCCTGGGTCATCCCCCGCAACGTGTCGTTGGCGCCGGTCCCGGCCTTGATGAACGTCGTCTCGATCGACCCGGACAGCTGCTCGAGGTCGCCGGCGAGGTTGTCGAGCTGGTCGGCGGCCATCCGGGAGGCGGCGCCCTGGTCGTTGACCGCGCGGGTGTAGTCGCGGACGCCCTGCTCGCCGAGGTCGTAGATGACGTTCGCGGCACGGACGGCATCGGACCCGAAGATGACACCCATGGCGGCGCCGCGGGCGGCGGGGTCGAGGTCCTTGAGCCCGGACTGCAGCGACCCGGCGAACTTCTCCAGCCCGACGAAGTTTCCCTGCGCGTCGTAGGCGGTGATCCCGAGCTCGTCCATCGCGTCGCGGGCCTCGTCGGACGGGTTCACGAGGCGCTGCAGCATCGTCTTGAGGGACGTGCCGGCGTCGGACCCGATCAGGGCGCGGTCGGCGAACGCCGACAGCACCCCGACGGTGTCCTCGAGCGAGAGCCCGGTCTGCTGAGCGACGAGGCCGCCTTGCTGCAGGGCCTGCCCGAGCTGGTCGACGTCGGCCGCGGACTTGTTCGCGCCGGCCGCGAGGACGTCGGCGATGTGCCCGACGTCGGAGCCCTTGAGCTTGAACACGTTCATCGCCTGCGCGGAGATCGTCGCAGCCTGCGCGAGGTCGAGCTGCCCGGCGGCGGCGAGGTCCAGCGACCCGGTGAGGGCACCGCCGAGGATGTCGGCGGTGGAGACGCCGGCCTTGGCGAGCTCCGCCTGCGCGTCGGCGGCCTGCGAAGCGGAGAACACCGTGGCCTGGCCCGCGTCGAGCGCGGACTGCCGGAGCCGGTCCATCTGCCCCGCGGTGGCGCCGGACACGGCCTTCACCTTCGACATGGACTTGTCGAAGTTGGTGGACGCCGCGACGGCGGCGATCCCGATGCCCAGGAGCGCGGCACCTCCGATGGTGGCCTCGGTCTGCACGTTCTGCAGGCCGGTGGCGACCTGCCGCGTGGAGGCCAGGGCGTCCTTCGCGAACTTCGTCGTCGACTGCCCCGCCCTCGCCATCGCCGCGGTGTAGATGTTGGTGACCGCTTCGAGCCGGACCCGGACGGTGGTGTCGGTCATGCGTCGTCCTCTCGGGTCACGTAGAACTTCCGGCCGTCCATGTCGTCCTCTTCACCGCGGGTGCGGATGCGGCGCTTCTCCTCGTCGACGGCCTCGCACGCCTGGCACACGGTCGAGTGGGCCGTGTACTCGTGCACCGGCTGGCGGCGATCGTCGAGTGCGGTGGTCTCGTCCTGCGGGTGTCCGCAGCCGGGGCAGCAGGCCTTCACGAACGCGAGGTACGCGAGCGCGTCCTCGGTGTCATCGGGCAGGAACAGCGGCTCACCAGCCGCCGGCCATGCCCTACCCAGGACGATCGAGCGGGGCAGGTGGTACCGGTCCGCTAGCTCGAGCTCAGCTCGGAGCCGTGGATCAGATCGAAGGCCGCGATCGCTTTTGGGACGTCCACGACACCGCCCTGCGCGGCCATGCACGCGGCCCAGACCCGCTGGATCTGCCCGGCAGTCCACTGGTCGTACTTGCGCTGCCACCACACCGCGTCGGTCCCCGTCGGGGAGACCGCGGCGAGGGTCATGAGCGCGGGCGGGAACGTGTCGGTGTTCCACGCCAACACCCCACCGGCCTGCTCGTTCTGCTCCTTCGTCGGCGGGTGCTTGCGGAGCAGGTCGGAGTAGACGAGTCGCTCGATGCCCTTGAACACGAACTCGACCTCGGACGCCTTCGCCTGGGCCTGCAGCTCCAGGATTCGGGCGGCGATGCCGGGCGCGACGGCAGCCCGGTTCTCGTTCTCGTCGCGGACGATCTCGACGGCGAGCTGCTCCTCGAGGCGCTGGATCTCCAGGACGAGCGTCGCATTCAGGCAGATCGTCGCTCGCTGCAGCGTGGGCTCGTACTGCTCGTCGACGTCTGCGGCGGTGAGGGGTGCGGACATGGGGTCTCCTTGACCGAAGGGAGCGGGCGACCGGGGATGGTGACGGACCGGTGGCCGCTCCCCGGTCAAGGAGCGGCCACCGGTGTTCAGGGGTGGATCAGGCGAGGACTGCGAGGTCCTCGTCAGCGGCCTCGTAGGAGAAGGTCACGGTGACCTTCTGTGCCTCGTCGCCCCACGGGTTCTTCGCGCGGACGGCGATGTAGCCCTTGTAGACGTCGACCTTCTGCGCCGCGGCGTGCGCGATGCTGGAGCCGCCGAAGGGGCGGACCACGATGTAGCCGGCGGTGTCGTCGACGAGGGTGGTGTAGAAGTCGTCGTCGGCGGTGACGGAATCGCGGTAGCCGATGAGGGTGATCTCACCGGCGGAGATGTTGCCGGGGATGTTCTTGTCCTGCCGCGATGCGGCGTCGGACGCGTCGATGGGGCTGTGCGACTTGGGTGCCGAGAAGCCGTTGCGCGGCATGTACGGCGTGATGTCGGTGCCGGCCGTGATCTCGGCGACGGTGGGGGCGAGCGTGCCGGATGCGATGGTCGGAACGAACCAGGCCCGGGACTCGCCCGTGGTGCCCTTACGGGACATGACTACTCCTCGTGGGTGCCGGCGGACGCCGGGTCGGAATCGGCGTCACCGGCGGCGACGTCGGGGCCGAGGCCGACGGCGTCGGCCTCGGAGATCGGGGTGGGGGCCGCCTGCGTGCGCGCACGAGCTCGCGCCGGCTTGGCCTTGGGCTTGGGCTTGCGGCTCGTCGGGGCGTCGCCCTCGTCGAGGACCCAGCCAGACTTCGCGCGCACCCCGACAGAGGAGGGGTGGACGTCGATCGGCTGGCCGGGCAGGTCGGGATGGGTCATGCGGGGCATGACGAGCTCCTTCACTCGGGGGTGGTGTCGATGCGGTACCGGTCGACTGCGAACCACAGCGGCGGCCGAGGGTCGTTGTCCTCGCGGACGCCGGTGGAGTCCGCGAGCGTCACCGGGTTGATGAGCGCACGGCCGGTGACCGTGACGGCACCGGGGGTGAGGAGGGCGGCGCGGCCGGTGTCGCGGGCCTGGTCGGCGGCCGCGGGGCCGTCGGCGACGTAGGTGACCTGAACGGTCTGCGCTCCGTCGGCGTTCGGGTCAGAGGTGGTCCCACCTGCGAGCACGGTCGACAAGGGGAACACCAGTGCGTAGGAGTGGAAGGTGCCGTCTGTCTGCGGTCCCCCGCCGGTGGGGCGGATGGCGTACCCGGCGCGGTTGGCCCCGAGCGCGACGTCGAGTACTGCGATGACGGCGAGCGCGACTGGGCGCTCGGTAGGCGCGGTCACCGGTCGAACACCTCGCCCGCTACGTCGGCGAGAGCCTTCTCGAAGCCGGGCGCCTCGCGGTCGAGCGCTGGCCCGAGGTGCGCGAACGGGGCGTTGTTGACCGTGCCGTACTCGAGGATGTTCCCGAGCGCGCCCTGGGGCTTGTCCTTGTCCGGGCCGATGTCCGCCGACACCAGTCCCAGCGCGCGGGCGTTGAACAGCTCGTACCCGATCGAGAACGGGTACGCGGGTGCGTGCGCGAGGCCGGAGATCGCCTTGCGGGCGTCGTCCTTCACGTTCCTCGCGCCGACCTCGACGATCGCGCGGACCTCGTCGGAGATCCCGATTCCCTTCTGGTGCAGCTGCGCGGCGAGCCGGTTCACGTCCGAGACGTCCAGTCGGAAGGTCATCCGGCCACCGCCTGGCAGGACAGGCGGCGGGCGGTGACCTGCGACCCGTGCAGGACACCGAGGACGGTCATGGACCGGTCCACGAGGGTCTCGTCGTAGGTGGACGCCGTGATGGTGACGACGTCGCCGGGCTCGACGTCGGCCGCGGTGATGGGGAGGGACACGACCAGGTCTCCTACGCCGACCTCGGCGCCGCCCTGCTCGACCATGCGGTCCTGGGTCTGGCGGGGCCGGACCCGGCACGGGCCCGTGTACAGGTCGGCGGTGGTGGGGGTGGTGTCCCCGTTGGACGCGATCGCCGAACCGGTGACGCGGGTGATCACGCAGGTGTCGGTCATCAGCCGGACCGCGTGGGCGCGCCCCCGGGAGAGGACCGTGGCGACGGGGATCATCAGCGGCCCGTCACGAACACGCCGGGCCGGAACCGCTCGAGGCGGTCGAGCTCGGCCCGGGTGAGGGTGATGCCGGCCAGGTCGTCATCGGAACCGGCGCGGGTCTGGGACTCCTGGTGGTCGTCGAGCTGCGACGCCTCGGCGCGGAGCCCGTGGGGGTTGTCGACGATGCGCTGGGCGACGGAAAGGCCGATCGCCTTGAACACGGTCGGTGGGGTGACCCAGCCGTGGACGACGGTGACGTCCGCGGTGTACCAGACGGTGTCCTGTGGCGGCGTCCACGACTTCAGACGCACCCTCGGGTACGGACGCTCCCACTCCCAGGTCGGAGCCGAGCCACTGATCGCGACGTCGGTGACGTCGGACAGTGCGTTGACGGGGATGTCGATGACCCCGTCGTGGCCGATCGGGAGCGTGATGACGGAGGTTGTCTGCTCGAGGGGCCCGACCTCGTCCTCGATGAGGCCGACCGCGAGCTCCCGGGCGAGCGTGGCTGTGTCCGTGTCGATGGTGCCCTGGTAGAGGTTGCTGAGCTCGCTGAGGGTGAACAGGTCGGCCACGGCTCAGTCCTCTCGGGTCGGTACCAGCTCGTGTGCGGGGGATGTCGGGCCCTTGGCGTGGAGCGGGGCCGCGGCGGTGAGAGCCCGGGCACCCGTTCGGGGCGCCCGGGCTCTCACGTGTTGGATCAGGCGGCGAGTCCGCGCAGGATGCCGTGCGCCTTCTCGTTGCCGTACTCGAGGCCGATCTCGCCGTACAGCTGGACCTGGTCGGAGGCGCCGACCTTGCCCAGGGGCTCCTCGAAGAAGACGCCCTTGTTCGGGATGTTCAGGAACACCGGCGAGACCTGGTCGAGCTGGACGGGGATGATCGCGTCCTGCGGCACGTGCGGGTCGAGCAGCACGTTCAGCGGACCGAAGTCCGTGAGCAGGACGTCGACGGCGACGCCGGCGATGTTGCGGGTGCCGTTGTAGGGCATCGCCTTGCCGTAGGCGGTGGCGTAGGCGGCGGTGATGGCCCGCTTCTGCGCCGAGCCGACGAGCAGGGTGGCGCCGTCGCCGCGCATGCCGCCGTTGTCGTAGACGCCCTGGATGAGCGTCTCGACCTCGACGTTGGTGAGCGCCGCGGTGCGGAGCGCGACGAGGCTGACCGTGGCGGTGCCGAGGGTGATCGCGGCGCCGCCGGAGGTCAGGGAGACCTTGAACGACACGGTGGTGGACTTGCTGACCACGTAGTAGACGCGGCCGGCGACGACGCCGGTGGCGTCACCGGTGTCGGTGAACACGACCTTGTCGCCGTTGTTGAGGGCGTGGGTGATCGTGATGGTGTCCGTGGCCGTGGTGGCATCGGTCAGGGTGGCCGCGGCGACGCTGGTCGCGTTGGTCGTGACCGCCTCGATGATGCCGCGGGTCTTGCGGGCGCCACTGTTCGTCGTCGGGATGTTCTGCTTGCCGTTGATGAACGACCAGTTGACGTCGAGCGCGATCGTCTTCAGGGCCTGCTCGGTCTGCCAGTCGAGCTCGTTGGCGACCGGGTTGGGGCGCCCGTCCGGGGTGCGGTACGGCGCGGAGTCCGGGGTGGAGTACTGCCCCATGGCGGCCTGCTTGGAGTACGAGACCGCGACGGCCTCGTGGTGGATCTGGCAGACGTTGACCACGTTGGCGCGCACGCGCTCCTGAGCGGTCGGGGCGGCGGCGCCCTCGAGGACGGCCGGCTGCGAGGGGTCGCGCAGGTCGGAGGTCTGCCACTCGAACGCGGTCGAGGTGGCCTGCTTGCCGCCGTTGTTCAGCGCGCCGATGGCGGACAGGAACGGCGTGTCGGACGGGGTGATGGCGATGAGCTCGCCGTGGTAGTTCGGCAGCGAGAACGTCGTGCCGATTCCGGTGGTACCGGACATGAGGGGCTCCTAGGTCAGGGGGTGTTGGCGTATGCCTTCTGTCGCTTGAGCGAGATCGCTCGGCCGATGTCGCCGGCGGCGGTTGCGTCGGCGATCTCGTCGTCGATGGACTTGGCCGACCCCTTGCGGGTGCCACCATCTGCTCCGCCCTCGAACCTCTTGCCTTGCGCTGCGAGGTAGGGCTTCTTCTTCAGGAGCTCACTGATCGCGTCGGTGAGCTCTTCAGCGTCGACGTTGCCGTCGGCGTCGACCTCGAACTGGGTCAGGTCGAGGAACGTGAGTGCATCGCCGGGGTCGGCGAGCTTGCCGGTCGCGGCGGCCTTGAGCTCGGCGCGCACGACCCGCTGGTTGGCCTCGGCGATCGCCTCGCGGCGTGCCTCAGCCTTGATGGCCTCCGCGTCGGGGGTCTCACCGTCGGCGGGGGGAGGGTTCTTGGCGGCCTCGAGCTCTGCCTTGAGTCGGCGGTTCTCGCGGCGGGCTTCGTTGCGCTCGGACTTCATGCGGTCCAACGCCTGCTTGCCGGCGTCGCCGAGCTGGTCGGCCCCGTCGGCCCCGTCGTCGCCGTCGTCGCCGTCCGAACCATCGGCGCCGTCGGCGTCCGTGCCGGTGCCGTCGCCACCGTCTCCGGTGTCTGCACTGTCGTCGGTTCCGCCCTCGTCGTCGGGCGAGGCGCCGAGGATGGGCCAGATCGGTGCGCCGTTGCGGCGGTATCCGAGCGGCAGGATCGGTGCCCCGGTGCGCGGGTGGGTCAGGCGGGCGTGGTGCTTGGTCATGCTGGCTCCCGTTGCGGGTGCGGCCGGTCGCCCTTGCGGCGACCGGAGGTTCAGGTGAGGTATCCCTCGGAGCGCAGGAGCTCGACGGCGCGGGCCCGGTCGTCTCCTGCTTCGGCGTAGATGTCGCCGGGCATCCGCCGCGCAGCTGCGGTGGGGGCGCGGCGACCGGTCGGGGTGAACGTCCCCCGCGATGCGTTGACGACGGTGATCGGCGAGGCCCCGTCACGGATGGCGCGCGCTCCATCGGTGCCGAACGTCGCCACCTGCTGCTGCGGGGTGAGGCTCGTGAAGTAGGCCTCTGGGTTGACGACCTTGGCGGCGTCGGCGCTGAGGTTGATCGACGACGGGATCGTCAGGCAGTCGCAGCGGGGGTGCCGGCGGAAGTCGTTGTTCCAGGTGAAGTGCTTGCCGGCGAGGATCACGCACCGCGAGCACGAGGGCGGGTTCAGCATCCGCACGTACCCGGTCACGGCCGGAGTCGCTGTCATGGTGACGAGCTCGGCGCCGCGACCTGTGTCAGCGACCTGTGTGAGCGTGGTCCGGTCAAGGAAGCGCATCCCGCGTGCGAGCGCCTCACGCACCCCCATGCCGTCCTTCACCCCGGCCTTGGCCTGCACGACGGCCTGGTCCAGGAGCGTCGCCATCGGGCGTCCGTCCGAAGCCCACCCGAGGAAGGCGCGGGCAGCCAGTGCGGCTTCGGCGGCGGGGTCGATGCCCTGCTCAAGCGCTGCGAGCGCGACGTAGGCCTCAGCTTCTGCCGCGGCCTGCAGCTGCGCCGCCGAAACGACCAGGAGGATCTGCGGCCCGATCTGCGCCCACGAGGCGTCGAAGTCCGTCCCCATCCGTCCCCATAGGCGCCTGACGGCGTTGAGGGTGGCCACCTGGAGCGCCAGGCGGGAGCGGTAGTGGTCAGGCGCTGACGGCGGGAGCTGCTGCACCGGAGGCCTGAGTCAGCTTGGCGGCGATGGACGCCATGATCGGGTCGTTCGCCTCGGCCTGCCGCATCTGAATGACGCGGGTGAGCTCGGTGTCGTCGAGGCCGTACCGCTCGGCGAGGTACTCGAACGGGAACCCGATGTCCTTCAGCTTCTGCAGGGCGTCCGCGAGCTGGGACTCCGAGCGGGACTCGGTGTCCTTCCACTTCACGGTGCCACGCTGAGCCGCGGTAGCGAGGTCCTTGTTGCCCTGGACGAGCGCCCCGAGGCGGAACACCTCACGGATCGGGTAGGTGTTCGAGATCGCGAACTCGGCGGACTTGAGGGCCTGCCCGGTCTCGGCGGCCTTGAGGGCGTCGCCGGACAGGTTCGCCATCTTCCCGATGAGGTAGTGCTGCGGCGTGCGGGTCTGCGCCGCGAGGTGCCCGACGGCGACCTCGACGACCTCGGAGAAGCCGGACAGCGTCGCGGCGGGGAACGTCCCGATGTTGGCGTGCTGCCCGGTCAGCCACATGAGACGGCCGTTGGTCAGCTCCTTCGGGTCGACCTCGCGATCGCCGATCTTCTGCCCGGCGTCGTCGAGCACCGGAACCTTGGGGGGCTGCTGGCCCATGATCACCCGCGCCGGCATCGACGCGTAGTCCGCGGCGTTGAACAGGTACGCCCACAGCAGGTTGATCGCGTCCTGCATCGCCATCGTCCCGGCGATGTCGGACATGGGGTCGAGTGCGAGCCGGGGCCGGTTCATCACCTCCACGACCGGGACGTCACCGATCGGGTTCTTCAGCGGCTGAGCGACCTCGCCCTCGCGGTCCTCCCAGTCGCTCGAGGAACCACCTGGCACGTACAGGCCCGACACCGACGCGCGCCGACGCTGCCACTTCCACACCTCGGTCGGCAGGTACAGGTTCAGGAACTCGTGGTCGTCGTCGACCCACCAGCGGATCGCCGCGGCACGCTTGCGCGGATTCTCCGCCTGATACTCGACCAGGACGTGGTTCGGGTGCTCCCACGTGACAACCGGCTGATCTGTATCCGGGTCACCCCAGACGAGGATGAACGACCGCGACGCGACGACCGTCTCGAGGATCCCCTGAGCGGCCTGGGCGTCCATGTCGTTGTCCAGCCACACCGACCGCCACAGCTCGGCCTCCGCGTCGGACATCGTCGCGGCCTTGTCCAGGCGGAACCCCTGCACGTGGATCCGCTCGACGGTGGAGTCCGCGACGACGCCGCACCAGTTGTCGGAGAACCCCTTGTATCGCTCGGCGTGCTCCTCCGCCCACTCCTTCGTCGCGAATCGCAACGGCTGCGCACCGCCGTAGTAGTCGTCGCGCTCGATGACGGGCGCTTGCCGGTCCTTGAGCTGCTTGAGCAGCTTCTCCGCACGGGCGAGGGCTGCGGTGGGTGTCGCCACGTGGCCCTCCTCGGCTCAGCGGACGTAGACGTACTCGTTCTTGGCTGCGAACAGGCCGGCCTCGCGGGCCTCGGCCGCGGCCTCCGACGCGAGCGCGTCGGCCATGGCGAGGTCGATCTTCTGGTGGTCGGTGGGCTTGCCGAGGATGTACTTCTGCCCGGGCTTGGCGATCTTGCGAGCGTTGGCCACGTGCCGGGTGGTCATGACGCAGCCGTCGTGCGACGTGCGTCCCGATACCAGGTCGGACACGACTCGGTTCAGGGCGGCGTGCATCGGCGTGATCCGGTACGTGGCCCACTCGACGAACACGTCGTCGCCGTACCGGAGAGCCCAGTCGCCGATCTCGGACTGCCAGTCCCGCGGGTCACAGTTCGCACGCACGATCCGGTAGCGGGTGCACAGTTCGTCGACCGCAGCATCGACCTCGCCGCGGGGGATCTGGCCGCCTGACTTCACCGGGTCCCAGTACGTCGGCTTGTCGTCCGGCCCGTAGGTCGGCGTGAACCGGTACCCGTCCTCGGTCGACAGCCGGATCGCGGTCCAGTCGCCGGACTCTGACCCGTCGAACCCCAGCGCCAGAGCAGTCCCCGGGGCGATGACCCTGGGCGCCTTTCGAGACTCGTAGAGGTCGTCCGGCAGCCACGACCCGAGACCGTGCACGAGCCGGTTGCCGAAGAACCGCTCGGCCTGGGCCGGGTCGGACTGCAGCAGCTCGGACGCCTCGGCCTCGATCGAGGCGAGGTTGACCCACCATGAGCCCTCGTAGACGTACTGGTGGATCTTCACCCGGTCGGCTTTGACCGTGTAGCGCAGCTCGGTCGGTGGCTTCCGGTAGAACTTGAAGACGTCCTTCGACGTCGACTCGAACGTGGTCTGCGCGACGGAGTTCTCCGCCGGGTCCCAGCAGTTCGTCGTCTCGATCGTGCGACCACCCATGCCGGCGGCACCGCGGCGCTGGGTCTCGGCCACCTTTCGCAGCTTGTTCGCCGTCGTGTACAGCCCGGTCTCGTCCTGGATCGCGAACGAGATCGGGTTGCCCAGCTTCGACTGCGCGCTCGAGGTGACGACGTCGATGCGGTCCAGGTCAGGGTCGTCGTTCGACCCGATGATCCGGATGAACCC